TCCAGACCCTAAACTACTAGAGAGGTTACGAGACCATGCTAGAAGAACCAATCATAAATACGCAGACCAACTTGACATCCCAAGATCAAGAAGTATTACGTGTGTTAAACCATCTGGGACTGTGTCTCAACTTGTTGATAGTGCTAGCGGCATTCATGCTAGGCATAACGACCAATATATAAGAACTATCCGTATGGATAAAAAAGATAGTATTACTCAATTTTTAATTGACCAAGGTGTGCAAGTAGAAGATGAGCAGTTTAGACCTGATACTACCTCAGTTTTTTCATTCCCTATTAAAGCTCCTAAAGGTGCTATCACCCGTAATGATATGACAGCTATAGAACAGTTAGAAAATTGGTTAGTCTATCAGCGCCATTGGTGTGAGCATAAACCTTCAGTTACTATCTCTGTTAAAGATGATGAGTGGATGGACGTAGGTGCATGGGTATGGAAATACTTTGATGAAATATCAGGTATATCTTTCTTACCCCACTCAGATCATTCTTATGTACAAGCACCTTATCAAGATGCTACTAAAGAAGAATATGAAGCATTATATAAGACTACTCCAAAAAATATTGATTGGACTAAGTTTATTGAAGAAGATGATAATACTATAGGAGCACAAACATTAGCTTGTGTTGCAGGAGCATGTGAAATATGATAAACAATGGCTTAATGACAAGTACTACAGATTTATGGTCAACACCTCAAGATTTTTTTAATAAATATAATAAAGCATATAATTTTGATTTAGATGTATGTGCTACTAAAGATAATGCAAAATGTAATAAATATTATACTATTGAAGATGATGGTTTAGATCAAGATTGGAAAGGAACTGTTTGGATGAATCCACCTTATGGTAGAGAGATAGGTAAATGGATGAAGAAAGCCAGTGAATCCTATGGTAAAGGAAAAGCTAAATCTATTGTATGTCTTGTACCTTCTAGAACAGACACTAAATGGTGGCATGATTATGCTATGCAAGGTAAAATTACTTTTATTAAAGGTAGATTAAAATTTGGTAATGCTACAAATAGTGCACCTTTTCCTAGTGCAATAGTAGTATTTGGAAAAAATTGGAGGTCTATATGAGAATAACTTTACAACCTATTATGGGAATACATTTAGGATTTGAATTATATGATTCTCATGTTGAAGATCTTGAAGTTGGTTATCTTTTAATAGATATATTTGTTGTTAGAATACAAATTGCGTGGGCTAAATAATGAAGTTAGCTATTATAGGAAGTAGAAGTATAACAAATGATTCTTTAGTATTAAAAACTATACATACTTATACTGTAGATAATAAACCTAGTGTAATTTTAAAAAGTACTGGAAAAGGTATAGACCCTGCTGTAGATCATTTTGCTAAAGCTAATGAAATAGATACAATAGTATTTTTACCTTATCATTTAGTAGATACTACTGTTAATTTTAATAGTAAACATTTCTTTATTAGAACAAAACAATTACTTAATAATGCAGATGAATTATTAGCAATTTGGGATACAAAAAGTAAAGGTACTGAGTATGCTATTAAGTATGCACAAAAGCTAGGTATACCTGTTAAGGTAGTAAAGGTACCACCAAAATAGGTTCAGGCTTTATAAGATGTTTTTTATTTTCATGAATAACATCTTCTATCTTATCAATTTTTGGCACCTTAACGGGTGCTAATCTTACCTTATCTAGTAGTTCATCATAAGCACTCTTGCTTGTAGTGGGTCTATTCATTCCTCCATAACCTAAATCTTCTAAGCCTCTACATTTAGTAGACAAAGTATAAAATTGTGGTGGTAATTTCTTACCAGCATATCGTTTACACACCTTCATAAGTTCTAACTGCTGGGCTAATTCCATGTTTTCTTGTATTAATTGTTGAGTATAATCTGTACAGTTACTACCTAGATACCAAGTCCACCTAACACCTACACGCCTATCTGAACCATCACCTCTACTGTTATAGTTATTATTACTATTCATATTATTAGGATGTATACTATTACTAGTTTGTCCATTATCTCTATAACTATATGAAGAGTCTATAGAAAAGTTTCCTTTGTTACATTGTTGAAAGCCTCCTTGAAGGTAATCATTACGTGCAACTGCAGGATTGCTGAATAGCAATATGAGACCCATAACTATAGGAGTTACAGGAAGTACTAATAATAATGTTAGGCTAGCGGTTAAGGTCTTTAATATCATATGAGTGCTCTCTTACTTGTTCGCTGAGCAATCTATATAAGTCTTCTCCCATACTCATAGAAGCCTCAAGTCTAGCAATGTCAGCTTTAATTGTAGCTTGGTCTTCTTTAAGACTATCTGTTTTTATTTGTATTTTTTCTATATGTATTGCATTTCTATCAATAGTGTCTGTTAATTCTACAATATATTTAACGCCTGTAAAAGTACCTACCACTACCGAGGCAATAACAGGAACAATAAAAATATTTTTTTTAAAAAAGTTTATTTTTTCTTCAGCCATTCCTGTACCGTTTTAGTTTCATAGATTCGTATACATGTCCATACTATAGTAAATATAGCTGCAACATGAGGAAGTATATCAGCTAGAGATCCTAGAAGAACTCCTATTGATGTAACATCCATTAACTGTATTGTCCCTGGGTCTTTAATTGGATTTTGCAAGCTGTCCTCCAAAGTAGAACTCAATTATAATAGTTGCCCATTGGAAAATCTCATCAAACTTATAGAGACCAGTAACTGTTTCAAGGGTAGTACCTCCACCTATCTCAAATAAACCAAATAGATTAAACCCTTCTGTTGTTACAGGTATAACTGTTTCTATACCAAAGATACCTGCTAAAGGATATATAGCTACCAGAGCTAGTATAACCACAATAAGAAACCTTCTATTCCAAGCCGCCATGGATGACTCTTTGTTAGATTGATCTCTTGCATTATCAATAGACTTTCTTTTAGTGCTCATTGCTTGCAGCATGAGCTTATGTTCATCATGTGATTGCTTAGATTTAATTGCAGTTAGCTTAGCAAAAAAGCCAAGTCCTATTGGTATTAGATGTGTTAGTAAGCTAATCATTATTTAAAGTCCTTAAATATTCGTTTAGTGTCTTTTATATCTTTATAATTTAATAATGTTTTTTTAAAATCTGAATCAATTTTAAAGTTTTTTCCTAAATCTATTACTAAATTATTTCCATAACCTTCTTTAGTACCAAAAGTTTCCATAACTCTATGTAAACTATCATAGAATCCATCTTGATTAATTATTGATTTAACATTACCCTTACTTGTTTTTACTGGTGAATAAATAGATTTAAGTTTTTTTAGAAAAGGCATATCTCTACGTTTTTGTGGGTCTGGAAAATCATTTTCATCCCATACGCCTACATTACCATTAGGTAAAGTTATAAGTT